CGCTCAATGTTAATTTCCTGTTGCTTCAAGCTGGCGTCTACCTGTAACTTCTGGTATTCCTGCTGAATCTTCTGAGCCTTGATCTGAACCTCTGCGGCCTTAATCTTCAACTCTTCCTGCTTAACCTGAGCCTCCATTTGGGCCGTCTGCTCTTCTGGAGATGGACCTTCTTCTTGCTGTGGAGGCATCTGTGATGGGTCTGTTAGGTAATCACTAACATTCTGAAAACCCATAGCCTTCACAAGAGAGGCGCTAAGGTTATACATATTCTGCATACTAACTATAGGCAGACCACCCTTCATCGCTTCACCGGCAAACTGTAGCATCTGAGATAGATGCATCATGTGCTGGTCTTTGTTTCCATTCCCTAAAGCAACACTTACAGTGCAGTCAAACTTATCGCGCCAGACATCAGGTCTTACAGGAACCCATTCATTCCTTAACTGTATCATGCGCTCTTTATCCTGATTCTTGTGCAGGAGTTCGTAGATACAAATCATTAAATCTTTAACGCCAGTCTCGGCAAAGTTACGAGCAATTAGCTCAACTCTACTTTGAGCGGCTCCCATAACGGCGTTGACAGCAGTAGCTGTAGTGTGTGATGTTAGGGCGTTTTCGTCAAGACCCTGAGACATCTTAGATACACCGGCCCTAGCTTCCCTTACACCATCGAGGTACTCAAGCATTTGAAATGAGTATGGTTCAAGGGCGGGAGTAGCCAAGGGAGTAACAGCTTGGGGGGATTTTACCCTGACCACGCCGCCCGGTCTTTGTGTCAATAGGTCGTCTAAGTTAGCCTGTCCCTCAAGGACAGCGTAGCGACCAAAGTTCTGGTTGTACATATTATCCATGAGATTACGCATCAGCGTACTCTTCATTAGCTGAAGGTCCATAACAAGATCAGCAACCGACAGCCCAAAGAACTTATGAGGAATCTTTACAGGTGTAATAGATACGAATGGAATTTTATCTATCGCATCATTCTGTAGAATGTTATTACCCACACTACATATCTTTCTAAGTTCTGTAATGCCGTCACCATCATAATCAGTTTTTAGGAAAGACTCATATAACCAATACGTTCTTAAACCCTCTTCCTCATTAAGTCCGGCATCACCCCAGCCTTCCCAATATTGTGCTGATTTATCAAATTTATATCTTTCTAACCTTTCCATAGAATAGGCTGCCATATCTTCCCCAGCACCACCTAAATCCTCTGGGTCTAAATCTTCATCAGGATACATTTCCCGCAACTCGGATAGCGTCTTTAATACTCGATGACATACGAATCTAGCTTCCTGAATATTTTTAGACTCTCTTGATATTAGAAATTCTGAAGGTGGAACATTCTCTATTTTAATCCTGCCATCATAATTTTTTCTTTTTATTACAATGTCGTGATAAGGAATCTCTTCCTCTACAACCTCTGTGTGTTCTACAACTTCCACATCATCATCAGATATTAGAGACATCAAAGATACTTCATCTAGGCCATGATACTCCTCCCTTTCCTCTTCCTCATAGTCTTCCCACCAGACTTTTACGATTCCGTTCTTTGATAACAAGGCATCCGTAAACCA